GGCCTAGAAGATTTATATAAATGCAGATGGTATCTGGATAAATTAATTGAAGAAAAAGAACAGGAGCAAAATAATGGTTAAAGAAACACATAAGCTTATTCAAGACACTAAGACCAAAGAATATAGCCTTGTTGATGAGCAGGAACATGCTGTTAAACTAGGAACAACCAGTTTAAAGTTGGCTAAGAAACGGTCTCTTATTTTTCTACAAAAAAGGAAAAACAATGATTAGAGTAAGAACTTATTTAGAAGTTGCCCAGGCAAAAAATATAATGGACGCTATTAATCAAAACCAGCTACATGATCTACTGCCTTTTCTTAGAATCGGTCTAAAAGGGGCTAAAAAAAGCTATCGTCTTTGTATAGACTGCCCAATAGACAGTCACCCAAGAATTGCTAACAAACTAGAAGACATTAAGGGCTTAACACTTACTTGGGAAGAGTATGACAACGCTGTTAAACCTAAAGAAGCTGTGGGGATGACACCAGAGTTTAAAGAATACGTCGACGAGATACACAAAAAAACTATTCGGTAAACAACGCTTCTTCTGCTTCTAACAAAGGCTTATAGTCTCCTAATAGCTTTTGTATTCGCTGTTTAATCTCAATTTCACTTAACGAGTCCAGGCTACCGGTACGAATTTCTTTTCTTTCTACATAAAGACCGGCTGCTCTGCCTCTTTGAACTTCCGCTGAAACGGCTGCTGTTAAGTTTCCTTTATCTATTGCTCGATCTCTTATATCAGCAAGCTTTTTAACGTGTCTGCCAAAAGTGACTTCATACTTTTTGTCCACTTCCCCCTGGAGCCCTCTTATATATCGAACAACAAGAGGGTATTTTTGTGGGTTCAATAACTCTGATGCTCGAACATGGGCACTTGATTTACCGTATCCAGCAGAAATAGCACACTCCGTTTGTGTCTTGCTGCCATCGTTATAAACAAACTCTTTCGCAAAACGTGTTTGTTTTGGCGTCAAGTGTTTCTCATTACGGCCTGATATGTTTCCTGATTTTCCTTTTGGCATGGTTGAATTATATCCTCTACAGTAAGTTTAAGTAAAGCGTTTTTTCACATAACCTACATAACCTGTAACGCACCTCTGTCAGGTTATGTGAAAACCCCTATAAACAAAGGGTTTCGTCCCAAACGCACCTCCGCACCTCTGTTTTTGAAAAAAATAACGTATTAGTCTTTTATGAAATCACAGAATCTCAGGTTCAGGGGATGTGAGTGTTCTCTATATAGGAAAACAAGACCCCTTGATTTTAAAGGGTTTCAGCTATACCATACCCCTGTTTTTACATAACTTTCACATAACTTATACGAATTTTTGAGGTGCGGTGGAGAAGTCGCCACTTAGCCCTTAGAAATGGACTACTTTTACTTAGAAACAGGAGCAAAACTAATGGAAACAGCAAAAAAACTATGGAAACTCACTAAAAGTCCCTGGTCCTTGGGCCACCGTCAACTCGACGAAGGGATACATTGGGGTTTTCCTTTAGACCCTACACCCTGGACAAAACATATAAGAGAATACGCCATAGCTTACCTTGCCGGTGTGATATATTTGATCGCCACCGCATCTTTAATATATACAATTTTTTCCTAAATATACGTTTACTTTATCTTACGCTGGTGTATACTGACTTTAGCCGGTTGGTACTCCTTTAAATTCGGATTTGGTCCTAGTTCGTCAGTCCTGGTTTTTTGGTCAACCGTCTCGTTAAACATAAGGCAAGAAACCAAGACGATAGGACTATTTTAATAAGCAAAGCAAAGCAGAGGAAAGAACATGGAACAATTTGACTACATCGAAGACCAAAAAGAAGAAGTACCATACGACAAAGACGACGGCCTATGCGCCTGTGGAAAAAACATTGAAGACTGCCCGGAAGCATACGACCACATGACCCACGGATATTAAAATGGGAGAAGTAACTCTAGTCTATTTCGACAAAGAAGACGCAGATTTTTTATCACACTCCACCTGCCTGTACTCACCAGAGGACTTTCATGTAGAACTAGCCAGAGGGGAACTACCCAATGGTGCCAGCAAACCGGTCATGCACTTCTACGAAGACCAAATTAGCGCGCTCACAGCTTATAAAATTTTTGACGAGCTCGGTATGGACGCATGTTTAAGCACCATAATGATGGACTGGAACGGCAAAGAGGAAACAATGGAATGGGCGGTTGTTGTGGACGACCCAGAAAGACACGCTGAATTTTTGAGCAGCTGACGCCTTGTTAAGACGGATTTGGTCCCAGTTCGATAGTTTCTGCTCGCGGCGTCAGCCTCCTTCTGATAAATCAGCGAGTATAAACATTGGGACTCTATGAACTATAGCAAAGGCACATGAAAGAAAAAACAACCAAGAAAGAAGAAAAAGCATTGTTGCTTGCGTGGCAAAAAATGCACAGAAAAATACGCATCATCGAATGGCTGGTGCCCCGAATTCACAAAGGCATATCGGATCCGAAGAACTACGAAAAACTAATCGGAAGAGTCGATTAGTCACAAACCCCGCCAGCACAAGTAATATAGCTATCATCAACAAGACGTCCTTGTTCCATCGTCTCTTCTATTTTTCGGTGTAAAGCCTCCCCACGATAACCCTGGTTATACCAATATGAAGCCGCTTTTTCCCTAGATAAACCGTCTTCCGTAATCCCCATAGTTCAATACTTCATTTGTCGCTTTCTTAACTAATCCCCCTTTCATCATTCCTTCATAACCGCCGTGCAAAATAATGTTTTCTCTTACATCCCCCACAAAAAGCAGCCAAATTTCTTGCATCCTTTGCACCCTTTCTCTTCCTTCCGTCCGAGTTATTGGAAACTCAGCAATTTTCTCTATAGAAATGGAAGGGTTTTCTGCGGCCAGCTTCTTGGCTTCAGCGATCGCAGCCGCATAAGGAGAGCCAGGAGACCCTTCTGTTCCCCAGCGCTGTAAACCAAGGACGTTTGCGTCTGGATAGTTTGTCAACAGCTCGTAGATTTCTCTGTGCAGCAAATCCTTCGCAAACTCTCCTTCTGCACCGTATGAAGTTCCTTGGTGAGGATAATCGGGAATAATGTTTTCCGGTCGTATGTCTCCGGTCTCTTCTTTTGCTTCTAGTTTCTTGATCTTTTCATCTGTTAGGTTTTTATCAGGGTTCATTAGCGCATCAATAACAGGAGCTATCTCAACGTCAAAGTTCTCACTGTTCATCTCGCTTCGGATTTCTTCCACAGCCCAGGGGCGCGCTTCCTTCAGAATAAACGGTGCGTTTTCTTGATAAACAAGATGGTTTATAAAAGGCAGCACCCGTTCCACAGCAGCCACTTTTAGTTGTATTTCCGGGTCTTCCATAGCGTTCCCAAAAAACTCCAGCCAGTTATTGCCTTCCCAACCACTTTCCAAGTGGGTTGCTATATCTTGTTCACTTAATTCTCTTCCTACCACACGGAAAGGCTGCGCTTCCAACAACCAGTCGCCATAAACCCGGTTCCTTGTGCGCTCAATTCTGCCATTAATCTTATCGGAGCCTACTCCGTCCACAATGTTTTCTAAAAGCGGCGTACTTATGGCGTCTCCCCCAGGTATTAGGTTCATTCCCTGGTCAGGCAGCCCTGTAGAAAACCGCTCATGCCCCAAACGAAACTCCGTGGTGCCAAGTCCTCTCCTCGCATCTCCAATCCCAGGTATTCTACGGAGAAAATCGTTTCTTCGTGCAGGCAGGTCTTTAATTATGTAGCGAGGGTAACGGTCTAGGTCCAAGGGGTGTTCATCAGTGGCCTCAAATTCCGCCTCTACCCCCGTGTCTTTTTCCAAAGTCATAAACGGTGCGAAAAGTGCCGATTCATATAGGCTCCCGCCGCGTCCGAAAACGTTTTCCAAAGCTTTGTCAATATTATCTAGTTTTTTCTGCGAGACTTTTTCACTAGGAGTAAGTTTTGCTTCTCCTCTCAGACTTCTAAAACGCATGTTTCTGAACGCGTTAGGTCCTCTCTTCTGGCCCTGCCTATATATGTCTTGTTGCCACTCTCCAATCATTTTTCCAAACAGCCCTGGTCCAAAGTTTCCCACAATTCCTCGTGCCCAACCGAATGTGCCAGGCAAAACAGCGTGACCGCCCCCAGATTTATCATAGTGTCTTGGGTCGCTTCTTCTTGCATCCAGATTCCGTCCAGACGAGGCTTCGTTTTCTTTTGACAGCCGAGGGTTAAAGGAATACCAATTTTCGTCGTTTATCCCTGTTTGGACTACAGACTCTTTGGGTTTAAAATAATACGGGTTTTTTGGATCTGCACCAGGAAACCCTTCTGCGTAGCTCCCTCCCGAATATTTGTGAAGCTGCGTCCCTCTGTGAAGCGTCCTAGCAATGTTTTCCCAGGCGCCCTCTCCTTTGTTTCCAGGTGCTAATAAAGGAGTAATAGCCGGTAGCTCCTTATCAATAAAGTTCTCCATTCTTTCTCGATATTTTGGATAAATCTTATTTTCTATTTCTGCATACTGCGCTTCTGTCAACCACCGAGGAGACACCCCAGGGTCAAAAACAAAATTATTATATATGGCGTCGTGTCTTTGTTGTGCAGAAGCGACTCCTCCGCCTCGGTGTATGTCAATTAAGTCCTCATAAATCGCGTTGTAGGTGCCCCCTGAAGAATAGTAGTCTGCAAGAAACCTACGAACCTGTGCTTCTTGGTTTTCAAAAAGAGGGGACTGCATTAATTCTTCGTACATAATATCTACCGATTTTTTTCCAATGAACCTAGCTTCCATCGGCTCCGCTTCCGGTGTGGATGGGCTAGTTAGTGTTTCTTTGCGTTTTTCCATCGCTTCTTCGAGAGCAGTTCGGTTTTCGTCTGTAATATGGGTGTGTTGGAATCGAGAGTAATAATCGTCTATGCTCCGGTCTAATTCGGCAACCTCAACAGTTCGTCCTTGAGTTTTTAAGTCTAAAAGTCTTTGAGCAACGCCGGTTGAAATTGCCTGAAGAGCAATCTTTTTATTTTTAGCGCTTACTCCTTTTTTAGGAATCGGAAAACCCAGTATGTTTTTGTCCAGGAACAAAGATTTAAAAAGCTTGTCGGGGTTTCCGGGTTTTGTAACCCCTTGTACACCATAACGGGAGGTTCCGTCGCTCTTCAGTGTCAGCAAGTGTTTCCTAAGAACGCTGTACCCCAGTGTTTTTGGATCAATTTTGTCGGGGTAGAAACCAAGCTTGTTTGGTTCTCCCATGTATAAACCAATACTGGGATCGCTCATCACCCTATTAACATGACCTACTGGTAAATCAGTTGTTACTATTTCTCCGGTTTCAGGAGAAGCGCTCGTAAAATTAGGCGCATTGTACATAGGACGCGTGTACTCATCGGGTTCAAAAAGGTTTGTTTCTTCTACTGCGGGCTCAACTTCTGCTCCAAGCTCAGCTATTTTAGGTTTTACCAAGCTAAACAATATATCCTGTGTTCTGAACATGTTATCTGGCGTTATTCCTTCATCCCAAACCAAGTCTGCTGTGACATACTGATCCTGTTCTCTTTTTACGTTATCTAGGACCTCCTGTAGTATTGGGCCCCTGTTCTCTTTAGGAACGTCTTGGGCCTCAAATTCTTGCTCGATTTCTTGAGCAAGGCCTTCGTAAGCTGTGTTTATTACGTCGTCGTCCCATGCTTTCGCAGCTTCTGTTTCTGGACCACTAATCAACGAGCCTCTAAGCGTCACTGGATCCAGATACTTTCTCAACGTAGGTATTTTTTGGGCCTCTGTTTCTAGTTCGCCGTACAACTGCTCCATTAATACTTCATCAGCCGGGCGCTGGTCTTCTATTTGAGGGGGTGTTTCTTCTGGCGTTGTTTCTGGAACAGGAGTGGGTTCAGGAGCCTCTTTCTTCTTGCCAAAGAGTTTCGTAAACGGATTAGAATAAAGCGTGCCGTCCTGGGTTGGAGGAGCTACTTGTCCAAGCACTTCTGTACCAGCTTGTGTTATTGTTCCTGCACCAGCACCCAATAAACCTTCACCAAGGGCGGCTTTATGTTCTAGTTCTAAACTAGGGAAATATTCACCCTCTTTTCTTTTGTACGCTTCCGTCCCTGCTCTACCACCGATCTGTTCCGTGTAGCCTTGTGCCCATTCAGTACCTAGTTCTGATCCTCCGGCTAAAGCTGTTCGTTTCCCGGCTTGTAGTGCGCCTTTGCCGATGCTATTAAGTACCCCAACGTTTCTAATGCCAACAGCGTTTAGAGCCCCTGAAAAGGTACTGGCTCTAAGAGCCCCTTTCCAATCATCCCAATTCGGTTCTTCTCTTGGTGGTTTGGCATTGCTGGCTCTTTCATAGGCAATAGGTCCAGCAAGTTGCACCGCTTCAAACAAACCCGGACCTAATAAAGCGCCAACAACAGCTCCATAAGGGTGTCTTGTTGCAGCTGCTCCAAGTGCTGCGCCTCCAACTCTTGTCGCTAAACTTCCAGCAAGCTGTCCTGCTTGTTCAAACACAGCCCTTGGAAAATACTCCCAGTTAAAGTTTTCTCCCTGTTTACCAATAAACTCCCCCGCTGCAGCTTCGTAGTTCTCTGGTTCTTCGATAAGGTCACGCAGAAAAGTTTCCCAGCCCTCCATGCCGAGAGCCTGAAAAGTGGTTGCCATGTTCTCCAGAGGCTGATCGAAAGCGTGTTTAAAAGCCGAAGATAAACTGGTGTCTTTAGTAGGGGATGTTGCCATACCCCTATAATACACCTAATGCTTGGTTGAGAAAAGTCCTTGGTCCGGCGTCGTTTCCATAATGAATGTGGTCATCTGAACCAACATCTCTTTATCCAGGTCCGAAGAGCTGGTTACGGAAGACAATAAGACCACTAGAGCTGTAGCCAGCTCCCAAGGAGAAACATCCTCTTTTTCATAGTGTTTTTGCAGTATCGGATAGATGTCTGCAATGATTTCGTCCACTGCTGTTTGCGTGGTCGGATGTTTTAAGTATTTTTTAAAGGCCATGCTTCATTGTATCCTATTTAAACCAGTTGCGTACCTCTCCAAGAATCTCGTTGCTAATTTTAACTTTACTTAAAAGGTTTTGGAGAATTTTTTCATCAACCGTATCTTTAGACACAAGATCTATATAAGTACAGCTTTTATCTTGTCCGATTCTGTGGATTCTGTCTTCAGCTTGCACCCTTAGCTCTAGGTCATAGGAATTAGAGTAAAAAATCATGGTGCTGGCTTCAGTTAAAGTAATACCACGACCCCCTGTCTGTGGATTAGAGATAAAATATCTGAGCTCACTGTCGGGATCTTGAAACTTATCAATAATTTTTTGTCTGTCGTTTTGTGGTGTCTTACCATAATAAGAGGCAACAGAGGCCTTACCAAATTTTTCAGCAATCGTGCTCTCCAGGCGTTGTATATCAGTTTGAAATACTGCAAAAATAACTACTTTTGCTGAGGTTTCTTCTAATAGATCAAGCACAGTTTGTATCCTATTATTATCTAAAACCACCGTTTCCCCAGCCTCGTTTCGTAAGCTCCCGGCTACAACTTGTTGCAAACGCATAATCTGCGTCAGTACATTCATGGTGCTATACACTTCATTTTCTAGCACCATCAACGCTTTTTGTTTCATGGTGCTGTACGCTTTCTTTTGCTCATCACTAAGCTCAACATAGCGCTTTACATACACCTTCTCTGGCAGGTCTAGGCATTGGTCCTTGGTCTTTCTAATAGAAAAGTCTTTGATGGATTCTTGTAATTCTTCCAGTTTTTGAAACCCAACAATTTGCTGGAAAGAATGTGCTCCCATTCTGCGTGCCTGGGTAATTGCATAGCGGGCACTAAACGCGTAGTAACTAGAAAAGCCCAAAAGATTCGGAGACAGAAAATAACACTGTGAGTACAAGTCAAGAGGGGCTTTAGTAATGGGAAATCCTGTTAGGATTCTTCTGTAGTCAGCGAGAGGAGCTAGTTTAATTAAATGTTTGGTTCTCTTAGCTTTCGGATTTTTTATCGTAGTGGATTCATCAACAGCCATCATTACATCGTGTGTTACCAAAAACTCTTCTACGAACGTACAGGCCCTAACAGTTGCAAACGCCTCTACGTTTACTAAGAAAATATTTAAAACACCGTCACTGTCTTCTTTAACCATTTTCTCATAGTCCTTGGTCCATCGTTGAGTGTGATTGGGCTGCCATACCAGGACATTTCTTTCTATTTGATCAGGCAAATGTTTGCTAATCTCATGTGTATCCCAGTTCCTTAAATTACCTTTTGGTGTTATAATAAGCAGACCAGTTATCTTTCCCTGTTCAAAAAGAATACTGGCATTATCTAGGAGTATTTTGGACTTACCGAGTCCCATCTCTAAGAAAAGGGCAAACAAATTTTTGTGTGCACTTCTGCTTAAAGTTTCTAGTTGATGTTCATAGGGCGTTGTTTTATAGTTATACGTTCTTATATCCATTCTTTTCATATCCTTCGTTCTTTTTTAAAATATTTCTTGCAATCTATTCTACATATAGTATATGATTAGTCAAGCTATGAACAAAGAACGAAGAACGACAATAAAAATAGAGATCAGCAGTGACAGAAAAAACCGTTGGTATATTAATTTTGCTCCCTTTAAAAAAAACGGAGAGTCTTTAGGCCCTTTCGCTAGTTTAGACGAGACATTAAGATACGCTTACAAGGACCTAGATGTACCAGAAGGAAGAATTGAAATTGTCGAAGTAAATAACGAAGGCTTAATTTATTTCATACCAGATTTTGAAATAACCTATAAAAAAAAGAAAAAACGAATATCAAATAACGTAACACCGATAAATAAGGGGAAGAAAGAATGAAGATGAACGAAATGTTTGAAGAAAACATCAAAAAAGCAGTTGAGGACATGGACGAATCTGCTATAAAAAGTCTAAGTAAGTTGTGCCACGACCTACTGGTCCTAGAAGGAGACATAGGGAACACAGAAGAAAGGCTGAGAAAACTGAAATCTCAGCACAAAGAACTTTCTGAACAAACCATTCCCGATAAACTAGCTGAACTCGGCGTTGCTGATCTAAAACTAAGCGACGGCTCACGAATTTCAGCAGACCCATTTTATAGTGCACGCATTACTGCCGCCAACCTGGCGGCAGCGCACGATTGGTTAAGAGATAACGGACACGGGGACATTATAAAGAACACCCTAACCGTTTCTTTTGGTCAAGGCGAAGATGCGGACGCTTCAAGATTGGTAGAACTGCTTGCGAAACAAGGCTACTTGCCAGCAACGAAAGAAGCAGTTCATCCAAGCACCCTTCGAGCATTTGTAAGAGAAATGATCGAGTCGGGTAATTCATCGTTTGATGTGGACACACAGAAGAAATTCTCTGTGTACACCGGCAAACGCACAAAAATAAACCGTTGAACGAATAAAGAGGAAAGAATATGGCAACGAAAAAAGGTAATGGGAAATCTATAACATCCCTATTTGAAAACATCGAAGAAAAAGGTTTCGGAGATGTGGGCGCAGAAGACCTTCGTACACCACGTTTGAGTATAGTCCAGGCATTGTCTCCACAGAGACAAAAAACGTCTAGTGACTATAATCCAAACGCGGAAGAAGGCGATCTGTATTACAGTGGAGCCAACGTCATCATTAATGGCGATGATGGTCTCCTGTTTCTACCAGCTTACTACACCAAAACTCTAGTTGAGTGGGGGTTGCGTGAGAAAGGTGGAGGCATAAAAGCTGTGCATCCCGCAGACTCTGATCTTTTGAATCGGTGCCAACGCGATGGCCAAGGAAGACTAATCACTCCAGGAGGGGAAACCCAACTGACAGTGACAGCCAACCATTATGGCTACGCGCTCGTTGATGAGGTACCACAAAAGTGCGTTATCAACATGACAGGATCGCAACTAAAACACTCGCGTGCTTGGAACACAATGATCCAAGGAACGAAACTAAAGGGCGTCAAGGGGATGTTTACTCCTCCTGCATACTCTCACTGGTATCGTTTGAACACCCAAGTCGAGTCCAATGATCGTGGTACATGGTATAGCTACAGTATTACACAGGAGCGGATGCTCAAGGAAGACGAAAAAGATCTTTTCAGCGAGGCTGAAGAGTTTTCTAAATTCGTTTCCCAGGGCGGAATGGACCAATTGAGTGGACAGAGTAAAGGTAGCAAACCTGCGTTGGAACAATCTAAAAAAGATTGGGAAGACGACTAAGTAAACGGCGCTCCTTTCCTTTGCGGGGGTTTAGGGAGGGAGCGTTACAACTGAAGGAGATGAGTGGAAAATACAGCGGAAAAGCTTATGCAGATTTTCTCCGGTTTAGAAAGAGCACATGGAATCTATGAAATAACCGGAAAACAAAAAAACACAGCAAAGGGAATTAAAAAAGAAGGTAGAGGCAGAACATTACACGAACCATTAACTATTGAGCTATGGAAAAAACACTTAGCCGGTAATCTATCTTTGGGAGTTGTCCCCTTAACTGATAACGAGACTTGTTCTTGGGGATGTATCGACGTTGATGAATACCCAATTAACACCAAGGAAATCTTAAAAACAATCAGGGACATGAAATTGCCCCTTGTGCCTTGTATGACAAAATCAGGTGGGGTACATCTTTTTCTATTTACCAAAAAGCCCATAGCAGCTTTTAAACTTCAAAACAAACTAGAAGAAATAGCCGCTTCAATGGGAAGGACAGGAGACGAAATCTTTCCCAAACAATATGAGTGGTCTAAGCAACTACCGCAAGAAAAGCAGACTGGAAACTGGCTCAACATGCCTTATTTTGCTGGAGAGGACACTACTCGGTACGCCCTCAATGCAAAAGGAAACGCCGCCGGACCAGAAGAGTTTATTAGAATTGTTAAAAGAAGAGCAGTTAGTGAAGAAGAACTGGATGCTTTTGTCCCAGTACGCAAAGGCAGAAAAAAACAACTAAATGGAAACGGCTTGTGGGAAGAAGCTCCTCCTTGCCTGGTGCACATGAAACTTAATGGAGTACCAGAGGGCATGAGAAACAATGCTCTATTAAACTACGGTGTGCTTCTTAGAAAAGCTTTTCCAGAAGGAGAAGAGTGGAAAGACAAACTACAAGACGTTAATAAAACAGCTTGCACAAGACCTTTGTCTCATAGTGAACTTAACACAATCATTCAAAGCCTAGAAAAAACAGAATACAGATACCAGTGCAGTAAGGCACCTCTGGTTAATTTTTGTCAAAGCGGTATTTGTATAACTAAAAGACACGGCATTGATGCCTCACAAAGAGAACCTGTTTATGGAGGCCTAAGAAAATATATGACGGACCCACCTCTTTGGCACTTGGACGTTGATGGAAAAACTATTGTTTTAGAAACCAAACAACTACACAACTTTTCTTTATATCAACAAAAATGTATGGAAGTTTTAAACACCTGTCCGCCTGACAAAAAGAAATCTGATTGGGTAGCACAGCTCAACAAGTGGTTACAAAACGTACAGGTTGTGGATGTTCCATCAGACATGACTAAGAAGGGTGTTTTAAATGAAGCAATACTAGAGTTTTGTAGAATTTCAGAGTCTGCTTCAAGATTAGCGGTTGTATCAGCAGGGGTTTATAGGCACGAAGAAGAAGGAACAAAAGAGTGGTGGTTTACTGGACGGGATTTGGTTGTGTTTATACAAGAGTTTAAAAAGATGAGAAACATAAAAGAAGCAGAAGTGTTTACCAGACTAAAAGAAGTGGGAGCTGTTAATTCTTCCAAATGGATTGATAAATCAGTGGGAAACAAAAAAGTATGGGTTATGGACGTAAAGGAAATAGACGAGGACAGTGTTTCTC